TGTTGTGACTGGAGTTCAGACGTGTGCTCTTCCGATCTGGTTAAATTTGACGCGGGACGCGTGCATGGGAGGGGGGTCATTTTATAAAACAGGAGAAAACAAAAGAGGAAAAGATTTTGGCCGAGTTTCGAAAACTTAAGCGTTTTTCCTCAAAATTTGACAAAGATAAAAAGAATATCGCCGAGAAGCTGTGCAAAAAAGCCGCGTTCATGGACGTGACACTGGATGAGATGCAGGAGACGATCACCACAGAGGGCAGCGTCATTGAAGCAGTGAACGGGAACGGATTCACAGTGAAGATGGACCATCCGGCGCTGAAAGGCTACAATGCCATGATCAAGAACTACACGGCAGTAATCAAGCAGTTGGTGGATCTGATGCCGCAGGGCGCGGAGGAAGCCGACGAGCTCTTGGCGTTCGTAAAAAGGAGAAAGTCATGAGCGAGCTAGTCCCATACTTCACGGCGCTGCTGGACGGAAAGATTACCGCCTGCGACAAGATGAAGAGGGCGTCCGAGATGATCCTTGACGGATACGAGAACCCGGGAGAGTATCACTTCGATCCGGAGATCGCGGAGGCGCACATATCATTCATTGAGAAGTTCTGCAAGGTGCCTGCCGGGAACATCGGCGAGCCGCTAAAGCTAGAACAGTTTCAGAAGGCGAGGCTGGAAGCAGTCTTCGGATTCGTGGATGACAACGACCTGCGCCAGTACAACGAGGTCATCATCATAGAAGGCCGAAAAAACGGCAAGACGACCGAGTGCGCTGCGGTCGAGATCGATCTAGTCATGAACGATGACGAGGGCGCTCCTGAAGTCTACAACATTGCCACCAAGTATGAACAGGCGATGAAAGGCTTTAACGCCGCAAACAACATGCGCCGGCAGTCTCCATCGATCGCAAAGCACCTAAAAAAGCGGGCATCCGATTTATACTGCAAGTACAACATGGGATTCATCAAAGCGATGGCATCAAACGTCAAAAGCCTTGATTCTTTGGACGCACACGCCGTCATCATCGATGAGCTTGCGGCGATTACAAACAGAGATATCTACGACCTGATGAAGCAGTCGATGGGAGCACGCTCTCAGCCGCTGCTTTTTTGCATTACCACAAACGGGTTCGTGAGAAACGGCATTTTCGATGCGCAGTACGAATACGCCAGCAAGCTGCTGGCGAAAGAAATCATCAACCCGAAGTTCTTGCCATTCATTTATGAGCTGGACGATCGGGAAGAGATGTGGAATCCGAAAATGTGGATCAAGGCGAATCCCGGTCTTGGCACGATTAAAAAGACAGAATTCCTCGAAGAGATGGTTGAGAAAGCGAAGGTCGATCCGACCTTCCTTCCGACCGTCCTCGTCAAAGACTTCAATATCCCGCAGACCTCGGAGAGCGCATGGATGCGCTACGAGGAATTGAATAACGAAGAAGAGTTCGACATTCGATTCGATTACGCGATCGGCGGTTTCGACGCTGCGGACTCTGTTGACCTGAACGCTGCGAAAGCGATCTGCATGCGGCCGGGCGACAGCCGCGTCTATGTGCGGCAGATGTACTGGATTCCGGAAGCGGTGATCGAAAAATACGAAAACATGGGTAACCGGCGCGGACGAGATTCCGCGCCGTATTCATTATGGGTGCAGCAAGGCATTATGCGGACCTGCCCGGGCGCGAAGTGCCCGAAGAGCATATTCCTGGAGTGGTTCAAAGAGCTGCGCGATGAAGAGGACCTGTACATCTATGCGATTGGATACGACCCGTGGCACATCGACGACAACACACTCGAGCAGTTCAAACAGGAATTCGGGCGCAATTCCATGATCCCGATCCGGCAGGGCACAAAGACCTTGTCGCAGCCAATGAAAGACCTGAAAGCAGAATTCGCAGAGGGCAACATCGTGTATAACAATAATCCGATCGACAAGTGGTGCCTGATCAACACCGAAGTTAAGACCGACATCAACGGCAACATCCAGCCGGTGAAATCGCAGGATCAGACGCAGCGCATTGACGGGACAATCGCCCTGCTGTGTGCGTACAAGGTTCTGCAGGACAAAAAAGACATTTACATCGGGCTGAATGACCCGATTGAGGAAGGGAGTGATGAGTCATAGGACTTTTTGAGAAGATATTTCCACGAACAGCGGTCAATCAGGCGACCGGACAGTTTTTCACAACGCTGACGGCGTTTCAGCCGCAGTTTACCACCTTTTCGGGCGGGATTTACGAGGCGCTGATCTGCAGATCGGCAATTCACACGTTCGCCACGCACTGCAGCAAGCTGCAAATCAAGGTGGACGGCGCGGAAAAAGGGCTAAAACACATATTTGCGATAAGTCCGAACCCTTGGCAGACAACTTCGCAGTTCCTGTACCGGCTCGCAACGCTTCTCGAGGCGGACACAACCGCGTTCATCATTCCGATCCTGGATGAAGAGGGCAAACGAATCCTGGGATTTTTCCCGGCAAAAGTGTCCGACGCGAAGATCAAGCAATACCGCGGAAGAGAGTTCTACGAGTTTACGTTCCCAACCGGAAAGCGCGCTGCGATCGAAGCGGAATACGTCGGCGTGCTGACGAAGTTTCAGTACAAGGACGACTTCTTCGGCGCCGGGAATAAACCGCTATCACCGACGATGGAAATGATCAACACAAACGACCAGGGAGTCGTAGAGGGAATCAAAAATAGCGCCGCGATTCGGTTCATGGCAATGCTGACCGGAGCATTCAAAACAAAAACGATTGAAGAGGCCCGCGCAGATTTTGTGAAGTACAACCTGAACAACAACCGGACCGGCGTCATGATGTTTGATGAAAAGTATCGCGATGTCAAGCAGATCGAATCGAAGGCGATGCTCGTGGACGCTGATCAGCTACAGCAAATCAAAAACAACGCGTACACCTACTTCGGAACATGCGAAAAGATTCTGATGAACAACTACGACGAAGATACGTGGGCATCGTACTACGAAGGAAAAATCGAGCCGTTCGCGGTGCAGCTGTCCGAGGTTTTGACAAAAATCGTGTATAGCGTCAGAGAGCTGGCGTTCGGCAGCCGCATCCTTGTCACAGCAAGCAGACTGGATCATGCGTCCAACGAAAGCAAGCTGAACACCGTAACGCAGCTATTCGACCGCGGCATGATGACGCGAAACGATGGCAGAGTAGTATTCGGCATGGAGCCGGCGGAGGGCGGAGACGTCCTGTATATCCGGAAAGAATACGCAGAAGTCGACAAGCTGAACAAAGCACAGGGAATAGAGTCAGGGATAAAGACAGGAGGGACAAGTGAGTAAAGAGGGAAGAGAGTACCGGACGATGCCGCTCATGCTGCCAACAGCAGAAAAGCGGATTGAGTCCGAGTTTTATGTAGAAGGGTTCGCAACAACATTTAACCAGCCGTACGTTCTGTGGAAAATGTCAGACGGCACAGAGATCAAAGAGAAGATCGACCGCCATGCGTTTGATCACGCAGATATGTCAGACGTGCTGTTCCAGTACAACCACAGCGGCAGAGTGTTTGCAAGAAACAAAATGAAAAAAGGAAAACCGGCCACGATGATCTTGGAAAACCAGGAGCGTGGTCTTTTTGTTGCAGCCGATCTCGGCAGCACAGAAGAAGCCAGGAAGATGTACGAAGACATCGATTCCGGGCTGATTTATCAGATGTCGTTCGGGTTCCGCGTAGAAGAAGATTCCTACGATCGCGCAACCAGGACAAGGACAATCTTAAAGATTTCAAAAGTATTTGACGTTAGCGCGGTGGATGTTCCGGCCAACGGCAATACCGACATATCTTCGCGCGACTGGTTCAACGGAGTGATTGAAGCGGAACGGCAGGAGTTGCTGGAAAGGCAGAAGATGAAAGTCAAAATCACAAAGAGAATCATGGAGGTAAAAAATGCTTAAAAAGAGAATGAAAGAAATCCAAACAAGAATGGCAGAAATCGAAAAGGAACTTGAGGCGCCGAACGCAGACCTTACAGCGCTGGAAGAAGAGTCCAGAAAGCTCACGGACGAATTTAAGGGTCTCGAGGAAAGGCAGAAAGCCGCAGAAGAGCGCAGAAGAATCCTGGGCGGTGTTATTACCGACGGTACCGACACCGGAAGAGTCCCGCAGGCGCAGGAAGTAAGAACGTTCGCGCTCGACACGCCGGAATACAGATCTGCGTTTTTAAAGAATCTGAAAGGCGAGACGCTGACGAACGAAGAAAGAACAGCGGTATCCGCATCTGCAGCAATCCCGACGCAGACGATGAACAAAATCATCGGAAGACTCAGAGAGTATCCGATCCTGTCCGTTATCGAGATTATGCACATTCCGTCTAACGTAGATATGCCGGTTGAGGACACCGTAACCGATGCAAACTGGGTAGGGATGTCGACAGCAGCCACAGATGGAGAGGATAGCTTGAAAACCGTGTCCCTTGCAGCATACAAGCTGATCAAGACAGTAGAGATCACCGCAGATGTGAAGGCGATGGCAATCGATGCGTTTGAGAACTGGTTGGTATCCCGCCTGGTAAATAAAATCCACAAAACGATGGCGATTTCCGTCATCAAGGGAACCGGCACGTCGCAGGCGAAGGGCGTGCACACGACTTTGGCAACCAAGACCGGCACGTTCACCAAAGCGGCTATGACCTACAAAGATCTGATGAAGATCATCGGATCCCTGCAGACCGAGTACGCGTACAACGCGGTATTCGTGATGCCGAGAAAAGTCTTCTATGAAGAGGTTCTCGGCATGGTTGACACGACCGGAAAACCGGTGGTTGTAGCTGATCCGCAGGCACCGGGCAAGTTCAACGTGCTAGGCTATCCGGTCATCATTGAAGACGCATGCGTCATTACCACGACCGGCGACAGCGGGTCAACAAACACAGACAACGTGTTCTTCGGAGATTTCTTCGAATACAAGTGGAACTTCGCGCAGGACATCGAAGTGGCGCAGGATACTTCGGTTGGATTCAGAATCGGGTCCGTCTGCTACCGCGCGATGTGTCTTGCGGATGGCAAACTGGCGGATGAAAACGCCATCGTCAGATACGAAAGGGCTGCGAGCTAAGGTGATCTAAATGGACGAATTCATCTTGACCGTAGCAAACTACGCGAAAACCGAGGCGGACGATGATATCACAGATATCGTCAAAGCCGCCATCGAAAAGTGCGAGACGGAAACAGGCAAGAAGTTCGACGTAACCAGCCAGCTGTACTGTCAGGCGGTCAAGATGATTGCGACCGACTGGATCGACCACCGAGGCGCGACAACCACCGAAAGTTTAAAGGTGCTTCCGGCACCGACCAACGTCCAGGGCATTCTGAACCAGATTGCCCTGGATTCAAAGTATGAGGTGATCGTATGAATGCAGGACAGCTAGACGAGCGCATCGAGTTTTGGAACTTTAAAGTGACAAAAAACAAACTGGGAGAGGATCAGCCGGAAGAAGCGGTGCTGAAAAAAGCGTGGGCAAAAGTTGAGCCTCGGACAGGCTCGCTGCTCACAGGCAGGCCGGCAGACACGATGCTTTCGAAAACAACTCACACAGTGAAGGTTCGGCGGGAAGTGCTTTCCGGCATCACACCGGGCTGCTGGATCCTATGGACGGATCTTATGGGAACCAAACACAGGCTAGACATCGACTACATCCTGCCGCCGGTTCGCACAAGTCAGTTCACGACCATCTACGCGCAGGAGGTGACATAATGGGAAAGTCGGAATTCACGCTGCAAGGCGATTTGTCATCTGATATGATGGCGCTGCTACGGACGTTTCCGAAAGAGACGGAAAGGTTCATGCGCAGGCAGGCGCAGGAGTTTCGAAACTTCGCGAGAAGTCGCGCGAAAGCGGAAGTGGGAAAGCGCACCGGCAATTACCTGCGAGGGTTCGCGGCGGGAAAAGCCGTCTATGACTGGAACGATGCGGAGTACAACGTCAGAGTCTATAACCGATCGCCGCACAATCACCTGATCGAGTTAGGGCACGAACTGGTCGGGCACCGGCCAAATAAGGTTAGAATCGGACGCGTCAAAGCGTTTGAAGTCATGAACAGAGCAATGGAAAGCTGGCGAGGGCAGTTTGAGGCTGCTGTAGAGGATGATCTCGCAGAATTTATCATAAAGGAGCTGGAGAAATGAAGACAGTCGAGGACGTCATAAAAGGAGTAACGGAAAAGCTCACAGAAAACTTTCCGGACATCAAAATATGGTCAACGGACAAAAGCGAAGACTTCGGGGAAAAGTGCTTCTTCATCAAGTACACCGCAAGCCGCGATGGAAAGCCGGACTTCATTCATGACTACGGAGAAATCAGACTGTACTACTTTCCGGAAAGCGACAAGATCAATCGAATAGAGCTACTAAACATGCAGGAACAGTTATCGCAGCTGTTCCTTTTTCGCGTTTTTGCAGGGAGTGAATTTGCAATCCCAATCACAGAGCTAATGTTCGAGATTGACAATGATGTGCTGGTGATGTCGTTCGAGTTTGATCTGTACCAAGAAGTAGATCCGGACAGCTCGCTGCCGGACATGGAAGTTTTAGAAGTAGAATAGGAGGGACAAAATGGGATTACCAAATGTTGTTGTGGAATTCAAAACGAAAGCAACGACCGTTGTCGCGCGCAGCGAAAGAGGCATCGTATGCGTTGTGCTGACAGACGCAACGAAAACAACAGTGCTGCATGAGTACAAGCAGGCATCTGAAATAGAGGCGGCAGACTGGACACAAGAAAACGCAGGACTGTTAAAGGATGCGATGGAGGCAGGCGCCAGCAAGCTGTACGCTGTAAGACTCGCGGCAGAAGGAAGCATCGACGATGTCAAAACGACACTTGACGCGCTGAAGTTCAACTGGATCTGCCACATCAGCGACACGCAGACAGGCGTGGCTTCTTATGTGACAGAACGGAACAAGACAGGCGCGTCGCTGCGCATCAAGGCGATTGTATCCGGCGCGACAGCACCGGACGATATGCACATTGTGAACCTGAAAAACACGACAGTGACAAAAAAAGACGGAACGGAAGTCACAGCGAACAAGTACCTGCCGCACCTTGCCGGCGTGCTTGCGGGGCTGGGAATGGACCGTTCGGCGACATACTACGAACTCACAGACCTGAAATCGGTCGATGAAGTCGCAAAGCCGGGCGAAGCGATTGACGAAGGCTATCTGGTTCTGATCAATGATTACGGCACAGTGAAGATCGCGCGCGGCGTCAACAGTGCGACCACGGCCGAAAACGATGACTTCAAAAAGATTGCCATTGTAGAAGCGATGGATATGATCAGAGAAGACAGCATGGAGACGTTCAAGAACTACTACCTCGGAAAGTACAAGAACTCGCTCGACAATCAGAGCCTGTTCGTGGCGGCAGTCAACACCTACTTCCGCACACTGGCGGGCGAAGATGTGCTGAATCCGGACTACGACAATCTGGCCGAAATCGACACTGCGGCGCAGCGGAGCGCAATCGTCGCATCCGGAAAGACGGAGGCACTGGACTGGGATGACCAGACGGTCAAAAAGAACCCGTTTAGGAGCAACGTGTACCTGAAAGCAAACGTGCAGATCCTTGACGCAATCGAAGACCTGACGTTTAGCATCTGCATGAACTAGGAGGTAAGCTATGCTGAAAAAAATGAAGGCAAACCAAGTCGTCAACGGCAGCTTCGGATCGCTTTGGATCGATAACGAAAAACTGTCGAACATAAAGAGTTTCGAAGCAAAAGTCGAATTGAACTACGAAGAGGTCAACATCGCCGAAGATCTCGGAACACATCAAAAGCTGATGGGATACGCAGGGTCCGGCACCATGACGCTGCACAAGGTAGACAGCTTCGTATTAAAGAAAATGAAAGACGGACTTGCAAAAGGCATCATCCCGGAGATCATGATGGTGGCAAAAGTCGAAGATCCGGCGTCGATCGGAGCAGAGAGAGTGCAGCTCAACGAGGTTACGTTCGATGAGTTCACGCTGATGAAGTTTGAGCAAAAGACGATCGGAGAAGAAGAAGTACCGTTCAAGTTCGCGAGCTTCACGCCGCTGGATCTGATGGAGTAAGGAGGAAAAACGGATGAAGAGGGCAACAAAAGAACTGCTGCTTGAACGTGCAACCAAGCACAAAGAAGAGAGCAAGTACAAGGACTATCCTTGCGACGCGCTCGGAAGCACGCTGACCATCAAGCGCCTGCCGCTTGCGCAGGTCTGCGACATCTTAGACATGGCAGAAGGAAGCACAGCGAGGGAGAACCTCGATCTGTACAAGGAGCTGATCTATAAGAGCGTGCCGCTATTCCAGGACAAGGACCTGTCAGAAGTGTACGACTGCATAGAACCGTACGACGTCGTAACTGCGGTGTTTGACGACAACATCGGCGCGATCGGAAAGTTGGCAGAATTCATTCTGGACCTGTACGGCGTGCAGGATGTCGTAGAAGATGTAAAAAACTGATGGCGCAGGACGTAGAAGCCGCCATGATCGACTTCTATCTCCTGCGGGGTCACACATTACAGGAACTGACGACCTTGTCCACTTTGGACAAGGTTTTCTATTATGCGGCGATGGAAAAGTACTACGAACGGGTGGAGGTGATGGAAGATGGCTAAAAAAGCATATGTAGTTTTGAAGCTCAAAGACGAGTTCACGAAGCCACTGTTCAAAGCGCAGAAAGGCACGAAGGCGTTTGGAAAAGAAGTGCAGCTTGCACAAAAGTCGCTCGCGCGCATGACAGACCAGGGCATGGCGAAGCTAACAAAGTTCGGCAAGCGTGCGGCGGGTATCGCCGCAGGAACAGCCGCCGCATTTGCGGGAATGGCGCTGACAAAAGGCTGGTCGCGCATGACGAAGATCGACAACGCCAAAGTGAAGCTGAAAGCAATCGGAAACAGCGCCGAAGATGTGCAGAAGATCATGGATAATGCACTGGCGTCTGTCAAAGGAACCGCCTACGGCATGGATGCCGCAGCGACAACGGCAGCATCAGCAGTCGCGGCCGGAATCAAGCCGGGAAAGAAACTCCAAAGCTATCTGAGTTCTGTTGCGGACGCCGCAGCGGTTGCCGGTATCGAGATGGACGAGATGGGCGCGATCTTCAATAAGGTCGCGACCCGCGGGTCTGCGAACAACGAAGTGCTCACACAGTTATCAGAGCGCGGAATTCCAATCTATCAGTACCTGGCAAAAGAGATCGGCACCACGTCCGAAAAGGTGTTCGAGATGGCCAAGGGCGGGGAGATCAGTCTTGCGACGTTCCAAAAGGCGGTCAAGAAGTCCATCGGCGGCGCGGCAAAGGAGATGGGGTCCAAAACCATCACCGGCGCGATCGCGAACATGGGCGCGGCAGTCTCACGAATCGGCGCGAACTTCATCGGATCGGCGGACAATAAGGATTCCTTCGCGGGAAAACTTCTGCCGCTCTTAAATCGGGCGACAGAAGCGCTCGGGAAGCTGGAAGACAAGGCGAAGGACTGGGGCGCGGCGTTTGGAGAAAAAGCGGGGGATAGCATCGAATGGCTGACGAAGAACTTCGACAAGATCAAAAGCGTGGCGAAGGCAGCTATGCCGGTAATCGCAGGCTTTTATTCGACACTGCTTGCCTATAACGGAATCATGAAGGTAAAAAAAGGACTGCTAGGTCTGAACATCAACATCCGAACAATCGCAAAATCAGGCGGACTGATCAAAGGTCTGCTGGCGGCGAATCCGATTCTTTTCGTCGCGATTGCGATCGGCGTATTGGTAACGGCGTTCATAACGCTGTACCAACGTTCGGAAAAATTCCGAAACATCTGCCATAAGGTATGGGACGTCCTGAAAAAAGTGGCGACGTTCATAAGCGGCGTTGTGGTCAAGAAGTTCCAAGAGCTGAAAGAAAAAGTGCAGGCGGTCATTGGCGCAGTCAAGACCGTCATCGATAAGTTCAAGGAACTGTTCGGCTCCGGAGACAAAACCATCAACATCCGCACGAGATACGATGATGCAGTACCGGGCTCGCAGAAGCTGACAACAGACGAGCAAAAAGGAAAAAACAAAGCACTTGGAACGACGTACTTCGCAGGCGGAAGAACCGGGTTTAATGAACTCGGACCGGAAGCAGCGATCCTGCCGTCCGGCACGCAGATCATCCCGGCGGACAAAGTCGGAAAGTCTTTCGGCGGCGGGAGCGTGGTCGTGAGTGTGACAGTGCAGGGGAATGTAATCGGCAACCGGGAGTACATGGAAGAAACCGGAGACTACATCGCGCGCCGCATAATGGCGGCCATGGGAAACGTTTAGGAGGCGGAAGGTGAAGATCACAGTATCAGTTGACAATAACAAAAAAATCATCACACTGCCGTATGCGCCTGCAGAAGGAACTGAGATCGGATACGGAGAGTCAAGCGCACAGAATTTTGACAGTGCCAAATACGGGCAGGTAAAAGCGCTTGGGGCAGAGCCGCTGGCGACAGTGACGATATCAGGGTGCTTTCCGGCATACAAAACGCCATGGCACAGGGGAACGTACAAAGATCCGATGGAGTACGTTCGTTTTTTCAGAAACAACCGCCGCGACAAAAAGCCGATGCGCGTTGTGATCACCAGGAAGAATGGGCGTGAGGCGTTCAACCGGCTGATGAACTGCGAGACGTTTAGTTGGTCCATGGATCCTGCCGGTAACATCAACTACTCGCTATCGTTCGAACAGTACAGGATGGTGTTCTGATGGAGATTAAGATCAAAAATAAAGGAAAAGAGATCCCTGCCGGCGACATCAGCTGGTCGGAATCTGAGGACAGCCTGGGCGTGGAATTCAGCTTTTCCATGCCCTATTCTTACTTTGATGAGCAGTTTAAAAAAACGCTTGCGGCCGGCGATCAGATCGTGCTATACGCAGGAAAAAAGAAGATTCTGCAGGGCATCATCACGGAGGTGCCGCTCGCGGGCGGCACGTACCGGGGATATGATTTTGCATTCTACCTGAACAAATCCAGAACGATCATGCAGTTTAAAAAGATTTCAGCATCAGAAGCGATCAAGAAGCTGTGCAAGAAGTTCGGCGTACCAATCGGCAGCATGCCAAAGATGGCAACAGCGATCACGAAGCTGTATAAGAACGAGGCAGTTTCGGATATCATCAATGACATCCTAAAAAAGGTGCGGCATGAAACCGGCAAGAGATACCGCATGCAGATGAACGGCGGCAAGCTGGATATCATCGAAGTAGGACAAAAGAAGATCAAGCCCATGTACACCGATGACCGCGGCGCGAAGCTGTACTGCATGCACGCCTGCAGCGTCACAGGGACACGTTCAATCGAAGAGATGAAAAACAGCGTCATCGTGGCCGGCACCGGCGAGAAAAGCAAGCAGATCAAGGCGACCGCAGAAGACGATGCGTCCATAAAAAAGTACGGTTTGCTGCAAACAGTGGAAATGGAAGACGATCTGAACGCAGCGAAGGCGAGGAACCGCGCAAAGAACATTCTAAAACAGCAAAACAAAGTGCTGACATCGTTCTCGGTAACGATGCCGGGAAACACCGGGATCCGGGCGTCGAAGCGGATCTATTTCAACAGACCGGAAGCACACGTCAAGGGCTGGTACAAAGTAAAGAGCTGCACACACAGCGTGGCAGGAGGAATCTATACCGTAACATGCGAAATGGAGAACTAATATGTGGGAAGTAGAACTGGCAAAAGCCTTAAAAGACAGTACGATGAGTGCAGAGAATAACGCGGTAGACAAGGCGGTGATGACAGTCGGAACGATTGAATCGGTCAGCCCGCTGATTGTTTCGGCATTCGACGGTGAGGCAATGTATATGGACGAAGAAGGCGAGATCGTCATCACGCGAACGTTCAGTCAGTATTCAACAGCAAAAAAGAACTGCAGAATATCCGGCGTACACGGAACCGCGACCTGTAACGGCGCGCACTGTTCGCCGGACATCAAAAAAGGCGCGCAGGTGCTGATCGCGCCGGTCGGTTCCTTAAACAGAATTGCACTGATAGATCTGATAGGAGGGTAACATGTTTCCGGAACTTGAAGAAGAATATGAAAACCTGCCGGAGGAAGAGATAGAAGGTACTGAACTTGGGCTGACGCCGCTGTATGATTTTCAAAAACGAGAATACATTCTGCGAGACGGAAAAGTCGTATACTGCAGCCAAAAGCAAGCTGCAGCGCAGTGGGTCGGATTCCTAGCGCTAACGACGGTCGGAAAGTACCGAGTGTACGACGACACAGAGTTCGGCACCTACATTGAAAACTATATCGGCTACAAAGACGAAGCCTTCGTGTTCAGCGAGATTAAGCGGGAGCTGCAGGAGAAGGCAACGCTGAACCGCGCAATCAAATCCATCGAAGATTTTGAGATGGAACGAGCAAAAGATAAACTGACCGTCAGCATGACAGTTGTAATGCAGGACGGCGAAGAAGAGGAGGTGACGGTTGATGTCTAGGGCGGAGAATATTCGCAGCCGCATCGATCCAAAGTACGAGAAGACGCCAGGATATCTGATCTATGATGTCACGCAGGCAGTCGGCCAGGAGATGGACGATGCAGACAAAGTGGTAACAGAGACAAACGCAAAGCTAGATGCGGACAACCTAAGCGGAGAAGAACTGGACCGATTCGTCAAGCAGAGAAAAGGCGTCGAGCGAAAAGCGGCGACCTACGCGACCGGCACAGTGACTGTAACCGGAAACGGAACCGTTGCGGCAGGCGACATTTTCGAAACAGAAAACGGCGTGCAGTTTGAGGCGACGGAAGAAGTTACGGTACAGGAGACGGCAGAGGTTCCGGTGCGGGCGAAAGTCGCAGGAAACGTCGGCGTCGTAGGTGCCGGAACTATCACACAGATGCCGATCACGATCGCAGGAATAGCACGCTGCGAAAACGCAGCGGCTACAGAGGGCGGGTATAACGCGGAAGCAGACGACGCGCTTCGGGAGCGATACTACCTGGCACTACGAACGCCGACATCGTCAGGGAACAAAACAGCGTACCGGAACTGGGCACTGGAAGTATCCGGCGTGGGCGATGCACAGGTCTATCCGCTAGGGCATGGAGACGGAACGGTGGATGTGGTCATCATCAATGACCAGATGCTGCCGGCATCCGCGTCGCTGGTCGGGGACGTGCAAGGCTATATCGATCCGAATTCCGAAGGAAAAGGGCTCGGCGCTGCTCCGATCGGCGCGAAGTGCTATGTTTCATCGGCAGGAAAGACCGATATCAACATTACCGGGAAGATTACGCTGCAGTCCGGCGCGGAATCAGCTACCGTCGAAGCGGCAATCAAAAAGTCGATCGCAAGTTACCTGGCGGACATCGCGTTCAGCGGCGCCGCCGCGTCGTACGCGCACATCGCGTCAAGGATAACCGCAACAGCAGGCGTGATCGACGTAGAGAATCTGAAAATAAACAACGGCACAGCGAACATACAGATTGAAGATCGCTATGTAGCTGTCTTAGGGACGGTGACGATGACCTATGCTTAAACGAATCAACAAACTAAACGCCGACGATCCGATGACGAAGAACATCATCGAAGCGATTGCAGCTGAACACAGCCTGCAGAAAAAAGATATTGAGCAGGTTCTGAGGAACCTGTTTTTTGACACCTGCAACTTAGAAATGCTGGAATTCTACGAAAAAGAATGCGGGATCACAGAAAAGGCAAAAAGTGAAGAGGATAGACGATCGGCTGTCGAGGCGCGTTGGAAGTCGGAAGGAAAATGCGACATCGCACTGCTGCAGATGGTTGCAGATAGCTGGCAGTACGGCAAGACGACAGTGGACTACGAGAACAGCAAGCTGATCGTGACATTCATCGACAAGGGCGTTCCTACCGACATCGAGGGATTGAAGGCGGCGTTGGAAGAAACAAAGCCCGCGCACATTCCGATCGAGTACATATTCACCTACAACACATGGGCAGACCTGAAGCTGAAAACATGGGGAGAATTAAAGACCGGGACGTGGGCGGAAGCGAAAGTGAGGTAAAGATGGCTGGAGAGACAACGAATTATAAACTGAAAAAGCCGGCAGACAATGAGAACGCGGACATTTCGGTCCTGAACGAGAACGCGGACAAGATTGATATCGCGTTAAAAAGCGTGGCAGATGCGGCGCAGGCCGCGTCCAAGAATGCCGGCAACGCAGACATGATCACAAAGACCAATGCAACGGTCGCAACGTCGGCATGGGCGTCGAATACAACCTATGCGGATTTTCCGTTTCGCGCAGGCATTCCGATCGCAGGCTGTACGGCAAATCACAAACCGGATGTAACGTTCAAACTGGCCGACGCAATGAGTGGAAACTATGCGCCGGTGTGTGAGTCCTACGCAGGCGGGGTCTACATTTACGCAGCGACAAAGCCGACAGCGACCTTGACAATCCCGACGATCCTGCTGTTAAAGGAAAAGGAGGTAACCGCATGATAGGAAAAACATCTGCGGGAACATCCGCGAAAGAGGAGAAAACCGTAACCGCCGGTACGGCTCAGAAGGTCGTGACCCCGTCAAACGGAAAACTGCTGTCAAAAGTAACAATCAACCCGACGCCGAGCCAAGCAAAGACAGCAACGCCAACCGCAGCGCAGCAGACAATAAAACCGGACAGCGGGAAACTGCTGTCACAGGTGCTAGTAAACGCGGTGCCGGACAGCGAGAAAAAAGGCCTGTATGTGTGGAAGAAGTGCAGTGTACAAAAAGAATTAGCGGAAACTACGAAAAGTAATGTTTATATTTCAGTAGGTGCGTCTGGTGGTGCTAGTTACACCTACATCTATGCTGATAGTTATTCAGTTGATTTAGACACTGGAATTTTTACATTAAATAACCCTCAAACATATGCTGGGCAAGTAATGTATCCACCTTCTGCTTTGAAAGGTAAATATATAATAGCGGTTGATGCAAGTACAGGTGACACATATACACCTAAAACGAGTGGTAATGAACTGTGGTTTATCCCGTCCGATGCAACCCTTACTGGCGGTACAGGATATGGTAGTGCTGACACTGTTACATCATACAAAGTTAATATATTAAAGTCAGTCCTTGACTTTTTCGTCTCCGATGACCCAACCGCCTACCCAGACGGCGGCACGCAAGGCGGGTACTGGTATGAGAAAGTGAAAAGTTTTATGTTTGGTCTGACAAAAGAAGCACATGGGTCATTCATTCCTTCTACAGATACTACAAAGTACACGTTGGAACATAATTTAGGAGCGATTCCAAAGTTTGTAGTCGTATATACGAATGATAGCTTGAAAGGGCATCAATACACTGTCCGTTCGATGATGTTTGTAGACAGAAGCAGTTTTGACAGTACGACTACAAATAACAGTCTTGCAATGGCAGAATTATATAATAGCGCAAGCTATTCAAGTTTTGAAGTTTTTAACAAATCAGGAGAAACTGCTCCGATGGGAACGTTTGATGAAAATTCGTTGCCATTACATAAATCATCAAGCAACTCTTTTAAGGCTGGAGCGACATATTATTGGCAGGTAATGGCGTAGAAAGGAGCACATCATGACAAATATTAACAATCGGGGGGGTATCCCTTAACACGTAAACACCCTGAAAGCGGGGTGAGGTCATGACAGGGAAGACTAATTCCGCCAGCAAGAAGATTGAATTGGAAGAAGTAACAGTGAACCCGGGAGCGTCGGACGTTGCGAGGGCTGCGGAAGACGGAAAGGGATTCAGCAAGGTTACAGTCCCCGGAGATGTGGACCTGATTGCAGCGAACATCAGAGAGGGTATCGACATCTTCGGGATCCTCGGCACGCTGAAAGAAGGGAAAAGCGGGATAGATTTCGGAGAAGTTACACTGGCGTCCTACGCAAGCGCCATCACTGTATCGCATGATCTCGGCGCAACCCCGTCATTCGTTGCATTGGTACCCGTGTTTTACGAAGACGGCGGCAATACCCCGGATATATCGCCTAGTTATTATTGGGGAGTTGTGGCGTCTGGATCATGGACGATGAAGTGGTCCGGAACATATGGGACTAACAACCTGAGTTTTAAACTGGCGAAAGGCGTCGCCAAAAATGCTAACACAATCACGTTCAGCGACGATATTCGATGGGCGCAAGGGGTATATAAATGGTTCGCTATTGTGTAAAGAAAGGAGCATCTATGAAAACCTACAAACAAATCGAAAACGGAGTGATTGCCACGATCGGCAAATCATCCGTAATTCCGTCAAACGGGATGGAGATCACAGAAGAAAAGTACGACGAGATCATGTCTGTTATTCAAAGTCGCCCGGATGACACACTAAACGTGCATTACTACTTATCAGCCGAAACCGAAAGCTACGTAGGACGGGAAACCACCCACGACGAAAAAGTGGACTGGTACGTCAATGCTGTCATCACAGGCACGATGACCATCGAGGAAGTCCCGGAAGAATTCCGGGCAGAAGTCGAAGCAAAGCAGCCGCAGCCGGAACCTACGGCGCACACGCTAGACGAATACGCGAACTTATTAGCACAGGAGGTGAGCGCATGACACATAATGAACTGGTGAGATTCCTGAAAGCAGCGATAGTGACCGCGGACGATGAGGCGGCGTTAACAGGGAAAGACCTGTACCCGCTGTGGAACGAAACAGCAATCTACAAGAAAGACCAAAGAGTGCGTTTTAACAACGTTCTGTACAAGTGCCTGCAAAACCACACCGCGCAGGCAACGTGGACGCCAACAGATGCACCGAGTCTATGGGCAAAGGTGCTGATTCCTGATCCGGAAGTCATTCCAGTGTGGGAACAGCCGGAGAGCACGAACCCATACATGAAAGGCGACAAAGTGAAGCACAAAGGAAAGACGTGGAGCTCGACGATTGATAACAACGTGTGGGAGCCGGGAGTGTACGGCTGGGCGGAAGTATAGGAGGAATAGTATGGTAAGAAAATCCACATGGGGGGGGTACTTCTTAAGTAGTGATTGCCTGGGGGTGGTCACATGTTAGGAAGAACCAACGTTATGAATCCAAAAATCAAACTGGAAGAGCTGACAATCACTGCCGGAACAACAGACAAAACCCAGACTGCGGCAGACGGCAAGGGATATAGCAAAGTGACAGTCAAGCCGACGCCGAGCCAGGCAAAGACTGTGACACCGGGAACAACCCAGAAGACCGTAACGCCGGATGCCGAAAAGTTGCTGTCGCAGGTGACCGTCTCCGGCGATGCCGATCTGATTGCCAAAAACATCAGAAAAGGCGTGAATATTTTCGGCGTTACTGGAACGCTGGTTGAGGGAAAGAGTGGGATAGATTTCGGAGAAGTGACGATCACGGATAGCTACGCAACAGGCTTTACGGTCGCACATGTGCTCGGAAAGACACCATCCCACTTTGTGTTTATAAGAAGCAACTGGTCGGTAGAGCAACGTGGTCTCCTAGCAGGCGTAGACGGTGATTATGGATTATTCTATGATTACTTGTATCGAAGCTATTCATACATCGGAATCACTCTGACAAAAACGACGCAGAGCGTAAAACTCGAAGCGGCAAAATACCTAGACACAGGAAGCTACTATTGGTTTGCCATAGCATAAAAGAAAGGAGGGAAGCATGGAAAAAGTAATTTTATCAGGAACAAATCTGACCGAACACTTCACATTCAAAGAATATGCAAAGAACCAAACCGGCACAGTCAAGTTAACAGCAGAGGCGATCCTGCACGCGCAATGCCTGGAAGAATTCAGGCAGTGGCATGGAAAGGCGATGAAGGTCAACGCATGGTACAGAACCGCCGCCTACAATAAAAAAGTCGGCGGCAACGCAAAGTCGTCTCACTTGCGCGGCGTCGCCACAGATTGGGGGAACCCGGGCGTGAGTAAGGAAGACTTCATCCGGTACGCAAAGAAGTGGAAGGAAATCTGCGCGGCGCATGGCGTGGTCGGCGAAGCCGGCCTGTACACATGGGGCATTCATCTCGGCAGCAGCGTCCGATATTCCAAGGCATTTTATCACTGGGATTCAAGGTCCGGTAAGCAGGCCAACCTGCCATTCAAGGAGCTGAAATGAAGAAGATGAGAAAGAGAACCAAGTTTGTGATCGCCGCGATGGCAAATATCATCTGGTATACGATCGCGGTGCTGATTCTGTCCGCGAAAGACAAGACCGTGCCGGATGCGCTGACTGTTGCGTGGTTTAGCGCATGGACGGTGGAACTCGCGCTCTTAGCCGGGCTAAAAGTCCGGGGAAAGGAAGGAGAAAATGAAAACGATTAAAGAAGCAGCCATCAACCTGTTAAAAGTAAAAAGCATCGTCACCATATTGACGACATGCACCTTCGTTTACTTAGCTGTCACCGGACAGATCAGCCAGGACTTCATGGTCGTTTATTCCGTCATCATCGCGTTCTACTTCGGGACGCAGGCGCAGAAAAAGGCAGACGCGCAGGAGAAGGAAGAAGGAGAGAAGCAGTAAGATGAGCGACAGCGTAATCATTGCATTGTTATCGTTTGCCGGAACAATGGGCGGCGCGTACTGGGCAAACCGGAAGACCGCCGCCCTGGTCGCGTACCGGCTGTCACAACTGGAAGAAAAGGTCGAGAAGCACAACAGCGCCGTCGAGCGTCTGCAAAAAGCAGAGAACCGCCTTGATGTTTACGACGAAAAGTTCAAGGTCGTAAACCACAGAATCGAAGATCTAGAACATATGAACCACTAAATGCGCCGGGCAGAAATGCCCGGTTTTTTTATTTGCAAAAACATTGGAATTTCAAAAGAAATTTTTAAAACACTATTGACATATCACTCAATGGGTGGTATAATAAAGACAGTTAAGGGAACTTAACAAATCCGCTGGCAGGTAGCAGAAAGGAGAAAAAATGGAAGAGAACATGACAGATCGGCAGTTTCAAAAGATCCTAGAAATGGTGAAGATGATCCTAGAGGGATGCGAAACCATCGAAGAAGCAAAAGAAAAAATAGAAGCCCTACTCGAAGATAAGTAAGACTTCCGATTCGAAAAAAGTCAAAGGCGAGGTACTTGCCGCCTCGCCGGCTGACACAAATAGTATAAACGAAAAATGAAAAAAAGGCAAGAGAAGAGGTAAAATGAAAATAAAAGAAGCACGTCAGGCTGCAGGTCTGACACAGCAAGAAATGTCTGTCCGCTTCGGAATCCCGAAGCGGACAATCGAAAACTGGGAGGCGGAAGTAAGAACTCCGCCGGAGTACATAGAAAAGTTACTGATCAAAGAACTAGGAATCAAAAAGGAGAGCGGGATGTTAAGTAATAGGAAAATAGAAGAGAAAATCAAAGAGTTGAAAGAACAAAAAACAAATAAAATCGAATGGGTCGAAGAAATCCCGAGAACAGACAATCCGCTTGCGGACGGCGTCCTCGAAGGGAACTTCACTCCGGACCACCGCTTTATGCTAGAGCAAAGATCAGAAAGGTTCTATAAACTGTACAAGTACAACGATGACTTACAAATATTTGAGTCAATCATGGTATGGGAGGATGCGTAAAGTGGAGAATGTAAAAGTTTTTGAGTTCGAGCAGTTGGGAAAAAAGTTCAGAATTGAGCTGCAGTACAAGCACTACATGATGAAGCAAAACGCGTGGTTAGACGGAGATGAATTGGAAATGCCGGCAAAGCCACATGAAAGCGCGGAGGCTAAAGTGTTTATTGACGGCGTTTTGAAATACCAAACAAGGCTCGCCTCTGTGTACTGGCTAAGGTTATCGGAAGACACAAAAGAGATGAAAGGTTATCTCGTGCGAACGGTACACGATCTTCAGTTAGCAATCATCGATCCAGGAACATGGACCGCATACGAGGCATGGATTGACGGAGTTATCAAAGAGGGAACGACTCCGGAGGTAAAAGAATATCTGCAAAAAGAGCAGGAGAAGCAGGACGCAGAGGATCTCGCCGAAGCAAAACGAATCATCGAACTAGCAGAAAAGCAGAAAGACATCCCGCCAATGGAGGAAGCAAAGCGCCGGATGAAATGGTGGAACGATACCTATAATGAGGGCGGAGAAGGATATATTCCGCAGATCATCAGCAAAGAGCTATACGAGAGGGCGCAGCGAGTCATCGCAGAACAAAAAAAGAAAATGGAGCAGGCGGGAAAATGATTATAGTCAAGCATAAATCGGTCAATATGACACCCGAAGAAATCATGCAGGCGGCGGTCGAACATAACCCGCCTGCAGGCACCGTGATCGACATCGCGGATGGTACAATCACGATCGGGCCGGAGGAAACGATCAATCTGTTCGGACTGGTCGGCAAAGACTACGAAATGGTATACTACCAAGAAGAACTCGAAGAGTAAAAAGACCCATCAGAGGGTCTTTTTTATTGCCTATAACGTCTAGCACCATACACGTATGGCACTAGACGATATGGGCAAAGCCTATAAAAAATCCACAACCGGCTGAATATCAAGCACGAAGTCCTTTTCATGCCCGGCGCCGCCGATGGTTTTTGTGTAACGGATTTCCTTAAAAACTGACTTGAGCAGCAGGTTTTTGTCTTCAACCCGCTCTGTCTTCTCATAAACGTCACGGACGGTCTTGACGCGTCTCATAAATTCCTCAAAAGAAATAACATCTTCTTTTTTCTCATGATCATCAATCAGAGCCTTGATTGCGCGGTCCGCTGCGGCGATCCGCTCCGCGAGGTCTTTACTTCGCTGGATGAAGAGGGCTTCACTGTAGATGCCGCGTTCCAAAAGGTCGTAAAGCTTTTCGGTCTGCCCCTGCAGAGCAGCCTTTTCTTTTTTTAGGGCAGCAAGGTCAGTCTCGAAAGAATCATCGGGAGGCTGTAAAGGAACCGGAGAAATCTCGAACTGCCGCGTCCAAGCGTCTAGCGCATCCAGCGCAGCTTCCTCGACCACATCAAAGCGGCTGGAAATGTTCTTGCAGTGCACACTGTTGCAGTAAATGCGCACCTCGCGCTTCGTACCGCGCGACCGATCCTGCCGGAGCAGCATGCGGCCGCACAGACCACACCTGCAGATGCCGGCGAGCGGGCTCTGCAGACCATGACGGGAATTGACGGACGGAATCGTGTTATTCTTTTTGATCTGCTGTCCGAGTTCAAATTCTTCAAGCGTGATGAACGCAGGGTGCAGTCCGCGGACTAAAAGCGGCTTCGGATTCTTGACGCGGCGCTTGACCACATGGCCGTCGACAATGACCTTTACCTCAGGACGCTCGCCCTTTTTGATGTAGCCGGCATAAACAATGTTATCAATGATCCCGCGGACAGTATACGGCGAGAACTGTTTCCCGCTGCGGTTCAGGATCCCGCGCGCGGCAAGACGCTGCGCGATCTGATAGCTGCCGATTCGTTCTTTGAGATACCACTGCCAGATCCAACGGACGACGATCGATTCTTTCGGATGAAACGCCAGCGTCCATCCCTTGTCATTCTCCAGTTTTACGCGGGCATATCCATACGGCGCGCAGGAGTAGATCCATTTACCCTCTTTGACAGATGCGATCCGGCCGGCCTGAATGCGGCGATTGATCGTCGCATATTCCCTGCGGGACATAAACAGTCCGAATTCGAAGTATTCCATATCCGCCGGCTCTGCCGGGTTATAGATCCGCATCGGCGTCACAATCAGCGCACCGGATATCGCAAACGCGCGGGCGATGATACCCTGATCCAGCGTATCGCCGCGCGCAAGTCTTTCGACTTCGACAACCAGCACGCCGGTCCACTTTCCCTGTTCGACCTCATGGATGACTTTCTGCACTTCCGGCCGGGCGTCAATGGACTCGCCGGAAACAATCTCACGATAAACAGCTCCGATCGTGATTCCATACCGCTTGGCCAGATTCATCAGCATGGTTTCGTGACGCAGCAGCGTATCGCCATCACCGTGCCGTTCGGCCTCCGCGTCCTCGCGGGATTTTCGCAGATAGATGCAGTACAGCCCATCCGGCAGACTATCATAATAGCTCATATTATCCCTCTTTTCCATATCGACCATTTTGTTGGCTCCAACAAAATGGGAAAATTCAATTTCTTACTCTGTTATTCCCTAAATATTACCAGTGGCATTAAAATCCGTAAAAATCTATAATATTCCATGCGCCCCTCGGTGAAGGAGAGCATATGATCAAAGTGTACTGGTACATAGAGGACCCGACCGTTTTTGCTATTTATTATAAATCGTTAAATATTTTAGTATTAACAACAAACATAGACGGACAAAAAAGTGGAATGATCTTTATCAGCTAAAGTGTATGAAGAGGGGCGCGTTAAACGCTCTCCTTGGCAGCAAGGTGATTCAAGACATCTTCTTTGACTTTCTCCGTAATCTCGCGGTACCGCGGCACATCCAGTAATTCTTCAACTCTCTCAATCGCTTTCTCACGACCATCCTCATTCAGGCCCCGGAACGAAATCACCAAGCCTTCCTCCTGCTCTGACAGCTGCAGCGGATCGGTAGGGGCGGAAGCGAGAATAGGAAAATCTTGATCGCAGTCAGAAATGCCAAGCAAGTAATCGAGACTGACACCAAAGAAGATAGCCATGTATTTGACAGAGTTCAGAGACGGAGTATCGATGTTATTTTCCCATTTCGAGACCATGGACTTGTTTATCTTCAAATCGTAGCGTTCGTTGAGCGAAGATGCAAAAGCCTCTTGGGTCAATGATTTAGATTTTCTTAACGAATGGAGTCTATCGCCTAAACTGGTCATATGTTTTACCTCTCGAATTTAGTATAGCTAAATTATAACGCGAATGTTTCGAAAATGCAATAAAAAATAAGCAAAAATAAAAAAAGTTATTGACAACGAAACAAAAAAGAAGTAATATAGCAACAGGTAAGAATGTTTCGAAATCGAAACGGAAAGGAGAAAACATGAGTAGAAATAGAGAACCATATATGAAGTTGCTTTTATATCTGAAAGAGAACCGGATCAAACAGAAAGACGTGGCTGGGTTGCTTGGAAAGTCAGCATCAGCATTCAACCAGCAGCTAAACGGAACGGGCGCAGACTTCACTGTTGAAGAGGTGGTAAAAATCTGCGAGCATTATAAAATTTCTGCAGATACATATTTTTTTGCAGATAGAGTTTCGAAATCGAAACAAGCAGTTTGAAGAGGTGAAGAGAAATGACGGAAAATTTGAAAGATGAGCTGGAACAAACGATAAAGCATTGCGCCAAAGCAACCAGGGAAGCGGAAGCCGCGCTTATGCCTATGATGATGTCTGCGCTGGCAGAACTCATAACCGCAGCGCAGACCTTAAAAGAGCCTATCTCTTGTCAAATGAAGTGATAGTTTCGTAGAGCTTTTCCAAAAGTTCTACAAATTCATCAGGATTCATAGGCACAACAGAGTCGGAAGCGTTCCAAGACTTTGTATATTCAATGGTAGCTTCCACAGCAAGCTCTTTGTTAGTTTTAGACATAACGAAAACCTCCTTTCTGTAATTACTCGACCGCGGCAACGGTCTGTAAGTAGATTATATCGCAGAGGGGAGAAAAACACAAAAGAAAAGATATTTTAGAGAGAAGCAAAGAGAACGATGCTTTAAACAAGCAGTTTGAAGAGGTGAAAAATTATGAAAAACATAATGGATGAAGAATTCATGAAGCAGCACAGGAAAGAAATGCGTCGCCTAAACATTATCAGTATCATCGTTTCCACCATAGGAATCGTGGTTGCGATACTAGCATTGAGCAGAGTGCATTCGTAATCACCAAGAGTGACACAGGGCAACAGCTGACAAGATGAGGGCTGCGAAAGAGATTACGATTGCGACGCGTGAACAGACCCGGTCGACGTTAATTTGAAAATATTGCTCAACAGCAGATTCGCCACTCGGGGTAAGCGTGAAAACAGGGACACCGTCCTCGTCATCACTGCCGGAAGGAAGTATCTTAACGATTTCAACGTATTCAGAAATTGCTTCGAATGCGGAGCTATCGCGATAGTTTTCCCGAGTGCAGCCGAGCAACGCAAGAAACTGCTCAAAAGGAATTGATCCGGAAGAATACAGTTTTTTCAAAATTTTATAGGAATGCTTGTCCATGAGCGTACCGCCTTTCAAGAGATATAAAAATTATATCCCAAACGCGGCGGCCGGGCAAGCGAAATCGAAACAAGCGGTTTGAAGAGGGAGGAAAATATGGATTTAAATAAGCACCCAAACGCAAATGTAGCACACATTATTCAAAGGCACGAAGATGATATCGAAGCTGTCAAAAAAAGAACAGCGGCCCTTGAAAGAGTCACCATCGGGTCGCTGTACCTTGCAGTCTACTTCTTAGTCAAGAAAACTTTGAAGAAATAAAATAAATTTGATGTAGACTTCTTGCCAGTCGATAGACTTGGCTGCATCATATGCCGCTGATGCAACAATACCGCAAATAATGTTGCGAAGGTCATCCCGGATACGATCAGGAACTCCGGGAGCATCGGAAGCTATTTTGGCAATGTCGGGAAGCTGTTCGACCGGAAGCTTTTTGAGTTCGTCATAAGTGAGCGTCTTAACGTCGTTCCAAGAAAAGGCCCTGAGCTCTCCGCAAGTGAATTTGCCAACATCGTTCCATGTAGCCATACGAATACCTCCTTTCGAGGAAATTATATCACCGGAAACAGAGGGGCGCAAGAAGATACAAAACGAGGAGCTGTTTTGCACAGCGGTTTGAAGAGGTGAAGAGATGGAGGACAAAAAGGTTCAAATAATTTTAATTATCTTCATGGGGATCACGGCGTTTGCAACAACCGCCAGATTGCTTATTTAAGAAGGGAGAATACCATGAAGTGTCCACACTGCGGCAGTGACCGCATAACGGAAAAAGCCAATTTCTGCGGATCCTGCGGAAAGAAACTTAAAACAGTTTGCAACTGTTGGATAAAAAAGGGCAGCTACAACTGCGGCGAAGATAGCTGCCCAGGCTACGAGCTGCTTGTCAAGGAAGCAAAGATTGCTTCGCAAGCTCGCAGCCGAACTCAATCACAAACTGGCGAATACTGTCAGCGGTAAGCTTGCCGACAGAGCGCAGAACTTTGCCATAACGAAGAACTGCAAGATTTGTAGCCGGTGTTTCGGCCGTGATGTCAGGGAGCGATTCAACCAACTTCTCCGCAAGCTCTTGGCTGAGAGTTTCGTCCTCGTAAATGCAAGCCGCCATAGAGTTGATAGCCTTCTCTGTCCAAGGATAAGGCTTTCCACATTTGTAGCAATATGCGTCCGGGGCATACGGAGGATAAAAGAGAATCCCCTCTTCGTGATGATCTCCGTGGATAAGGGCATCGCAATGCTGACATTTACAAATCGTAGGCGAACCGCACTCAGAACAAAAATCTTGCGCAAATTCAGAACTAGCATCGCCCGTGATCGCATGACCGTTAAGGCAGACTTGGCCAACGCTATAATAGCCCATAGCAAACGCCTCCTTTCTGTAATACTTGGCCACTTGCGGATGGCCTGTAAGTAGATTATACGGCGAGGAGACTAAAAGCGCAAGGCATAGGACAATTCCTGTGCTGCATAGGCTGAAAGAAAGGAGAAACCTATGATCGTAAAAGAATATAAAACACCATCAGGCACGACCATTCGGTTTCATAACGCAGCCTATGATGGGAAAACCGAAACGGAAAAAGAAAGCCTGCGTCAGCAGGTCAACGAGGTGGCAAGCATCATTGCCCAAAGGAATGCAAATGAAAAGAGAAATCAAATACAGACCAAGGCCAGAAGAGCTGGCTGAAAAACATGCAGCAGATCAGATCGGAGCCGCCCTGACCGGCAGAAAAACCCCGCCGGCAGAAGCGGCCGTCGAAAAGCAGAAGCGAAAAGCCCTGAATGAGTATTACCGGAACTGCGCGTTCCCGAAACCGCAGAGTGTGAAGCCGAAGAAAAAGACAAACGGTTACAAGGACAAGCCAAAGCGCATCTGCTATTACTGTAAAACGAACGGAGCGGAGCGCCACGAGGTTTACCCAGGCAGAGGAAAGCGTCAGATCTGCATCGACAACGGGTTTCAAGTAGATCTGTGCCAAAACTGCCACAGAGAGATGCACCGGAACGCTACGCTGCAGGCAAAAGAGCGGAACAAGTTCTGGAAAGAAAAATACCAAAGAGAGTACGAGGGGAAGCTGATCGACGGCGGCATCACGCCGGAGCAGGCAAGATGCTTATGGATCGAGCTGATAGGAAGGAGCTACCTATGAAAGAAGACATGCTGGTCATGTTAAGCAAGAAAGAGATCTTCATCCGCGCGCTAGAAACCGCCCTGCAGGTCGACGAGAATAGCGGCGTTGATAGCATCTGCTATCGAATAGATCTGGATGCACAAGACGAGATCATCACGGTGATCTTTAAGGGTGGAGGAACAAAACAGATTCTGGCCACCGGTAACAGTAACGGCGAAAACGCAAAAAAGATAATAAGAGCAGTTTACGGAAAGGAGAACATATGAACACATTCGAAGGAGTCTGCCGGTACTGCGGCAGCATAATAAACATCATGGCGAACAGCCAGGAAGAAGCAGACCGTCTGGCAACGGAAAGCTGCACCTGCGAAGCAAGCGAACTAGACCGAAAGCGCGATTGTCTGATGAAAAACATCGAGGACATCTGCGAAAACAGTCAAAGCATGCGCGCCATGGAGCGCGAAGAGATCGATGCAGTGCTGCTGATCGGAGACCAAATGTTTAAGGCGGACATCAACAGCGTACAGATTGGTTTTGACCACAGCAGTATCCGCATCTGGAAAGCAGGCGATAAGATCAAGACAAAAAGAACAGCCAAGGTCGAGACGACCAGAGAGACATGATCTGCCCGATCTGCGGTCCGAAAGACTGCAAGGAATGGCACATCTGTGTGCTGCACGACAGCAAGCCTGTCTGCGAGGACTGCTGCAGTGCCTGCCGGCACCGCAAGGGATACCGCTGCGGGTACCGCAGAGAAGAAATCGACAACACAGAAGAAATCTACAAACTAAGCCGAAAGATCACAGCACTAGAAGAAAAAGCAGATTACTACTACCGGCGCGGTTGGGCGCGTTCAGCGGACAAGCTGATTACAGAAGCCGGCAGGCTAAAAGCACAAAGGAGAGAATATGAAAAGATACAGAAAGACCGGAAGCGGCATCTTGGGGCTGATTGACCAGATAAAGAAGCCCATCGGCGGCGTGCTGGCGGTGGCCTTCATCATCACCGCCTACAGCCTGGCATCCGCCGACGACTACCAAGAGGCGAAGCGCCGCGCAGAGCCTGCGACCGTAACGCAGGCAGAAGAACCGGCAGCGCCAGAAGTACCAAAAGAACCGGAGCGTACATACTACGCCGTGCCGCTGACAGAAGACCTGCAGGACGTCATTATTGATACTGCGGGCGGGCGCGGCGTGGATCCGGCGCTGGTGCTGGCGGTAATCGAAAAGGAATCCGGCTACAACCCGGACGCATCCGGTGACAACGGAAGAAGCCAAGGCCTGATGCAGATATGGAGATCCTTTCACGAAAAGCGAATGGAAAAGCTAGGCGTCGTGAACCTCTACGATCCGAAAGACAACGTTTTGGTCGGGATTGACATTCTGGCCGAGAAGCTGGACAAGTACGAAGACGCAGAAAAAGCCCTGATCGCCTATAACGCCGGCGACGCCGGCGCGAAGAAGCACTACTTCTCGAAGGGCGTCTACTCAAACGGCTATTCTCGGGCAGTTCTGAAAATCGCCGAAGAGATCCGGACAAAATGAAAGACCGCCCGGAGGCGGCCAATCGAGTGATTCAACACATTTAGTATAACACAGACGGAGACAAAAGGCAATGAAAACCATCATAAAACGCATAGACGGGCTGATCCATATCGCAGAAAAGCGCCAGACACGCGGAAGCGAGCTAGATAAGCTTATCGGAAGACAGATCGAGCGAAACCTACGAATGACCAAACGGATCATTTTCGAAGAAATCACGACCTGTCAGAACTGCAAATATGGCGTAGAGTTTCCGCAGGCCATCGACGAGAACATGGTATCGTTTCTGAAAGCGAATGAAATGTACTGCGAAGGCGCAGACCGCCTGTGCAGTCTGTTGGTGATCGGAACCCAAAACGACGGCTATTGCAGCCGCGGAGAAAAATGAAAGGAGAAAAACCAATGAGTGATTTAACGAACCGCGCCATCGCGCGCATCACAGAGGAATGCCAAAAAAAGGACTACCTGATTCCGTTCGAGGAATACCTGACGTCGATTATGACAGACCGAGTCGCAGAAAAGGTTCTGGACGAGAAGAAGACCCTGCAAGGGTGTTTTGACGAAATGAAAAAAACGGCGGAAAAACGCATGATCCGAAACGGAAACGTTGGCACCGCATGCGTTCCGCCGGAAGAGGGGTTCGCCATCATCCGGGGTTATTACGGCATCGACCTCGCGGGAAAAACCAGTCAGGATTCTGGCGTAATCGACATCACAGATTTTCTGTAGGGGGCTGCCATGGAAAGACCGTATAAAATCAAACCGCCGAAAGACCTGGCGGACTACATAATCAGATCTGTCGCAGACCATACCTATCTGATCGTTGACCACAAAGCGGACCGCTGCCGCTGCACCCGCTGCGGCGCAGAGAACAAGATTTCCGAGATGGACGATAGAGACTACCTGAAGCACAACGTGAAGCACTACTGCTATCACTGCCGCACAGAAGCGATCTGTAAAGAATTCCGCTACGGCAGAAAGAACATCACCGAGTACGGAAGGATCCTCTGGTTCCGAAAACACGGACGAGTCACGTTCGCAGAACTAGACGAATATCGGATCAATTACGCAGACTGGGAGCCGAAAGTTTCCTTTTGGCCGTCCGCGCAGTACCGGTTCACAAAAGAATCCCAAGAATACTATAAACACACCCCGGAAGGATGCTGGACGCCGGACCGGTGGGAGCAGCGAAAAGACGTTAAGCTGCCCTACGCGACCGGAGGCATGTGGAACTATAACTGCGTTCCGAAGTATCAAAAAACCGTCACACACCCGTCCTTTTTAAGGGAGCGGGGAAGCGACCTAAGATATGCAAACCTAGATATGAAACGTCTACGGCTAAACGAGATGGATAGTCCAAGATCGGAAGAGCGTCGTGT